TAAATTAGAATTTAGCATTGGTACAAATGATATTAATAATTATCATCAGAGAAAAAAGATACATGATATTATTACAAAAAAAAAAAAAAAATAAAAATTAAAATTAAAAAAAAAAAAATAAAATTTTCTTATTTTTTATCTAAAATTATTTAAATCAAAAATAAATGAATATTATTTTTAAATTTACGTTTTATTTTTTTTTTTTTTTTTGAAATAAAATCGTGTATCTTTTTTCTCTGATGATAATCATTAATATCATTTGTACCAATGCTAAATTCTAATTTACCTTTGAATTTAAAATGTTCATGATTTCGTGGTCGTTTTTTATTTGTGTTTTCGGTTTGTAATATTAATTTATCAACAACTAATGTTAAAATTTCTTTATTAACTATAAGTTTATTGATATTATTGTATTGACATGAATCTAATTTTTTTCTATTTATATGAGTTGGTAGTGCAATTAATTCTGATCGATTTTTAATCTTGTAACTTTCAATTTCAATTGAAGAAATGATTTCGTTTAATATATTTTTAATTTCATTTTCGGAGCGTTCCGAGTTGCCAATGGCTACGTTGTGCGCTTGTGCGCAAATGCCAACTTCGTTGGCGTAGGAACACTCAGATAGGGGGTTTGCCCTATCATCATTTATTTCGCGTTTAAAAGGATTATTTTCATGGACATTTACAGTTGTATCTCCAAATTTGAAAATTTGGTTTTGATGATAATGTACACGAAAATCTTTATTATTACTAAAATATTTTAAAAATTCTTTATGATTTTTCATTTTCTTGAATTTAGTAATTTCAAAATGATTTCGTTTTAAATATGTGTGGTTGTTTTCCAATATATTCCTGAGTTTTTTTCGATATAAAACCAATGAATTTTGTTGAGTAACTATATTTTCATATTTTATAAAATTTACTATTGAATTATGAAAAATTCTTCTGTGATTTTTATCATTTTTTATATGTTTCCAACTATATATTTTAGGTAAATATTCAGATAATATATATTTCAATTTATCATCAAACTCATCATTAGTCATGTTAATAACTTCTTGATGATAAGATCTTTCTATAAAATAATTCCAATGAATAGTTGTCATCTTCGTTATATTAAAATTAGAATTGGCAAATAATATTATTTCTAAAGGTAGCTTTTTTTCTTGAATATTTGAATATATTTTCAGAAGATTTGCTTTTGAAAATTTTTTATTTAAATAGGGATTTTTTGGTATTGTGGGAATAGGAAATAGATAGTCTGTATTTAATAAAGCATTTGACCAGATCTTTATCATATCGCTTTTTAAAAATTTCCATTCTGCAGAATTTTGATGGATAATTAGAATATCTTTTTGATTAAAATTAGAGAGTTTAGTTAAGCTTAAATCTGTATTAATGGGAGATATCAATGGTCGTATAATCTTTTTTAATTTTAGAATGAATCTTATAAATATCTTATAAATTCGTAAATTTTTGTAATAATAAAATTCTATTTTTTTTTTGGTTTCTTCATAATAAAAATAATTATGTTTTGATTTATTCAATTCAAGAAATGATCTTTTTAAACCAAATTCTATTAAAGTTTTTATGAATCCAGTAACATTAAAATCAACATAATAATCTGATGATCTTATGAAAAGAATCTTGTTATTTTCCATATTCATTAATTAATTAGTTTTTGTTAATTAACAAAAATCAATTTTATTTTAGAAAAAATTGAACACGAAATCAGATAAGATCAAAATATCTAAATAGTTCTTTATCTATCTATTTAAATGTCTATTATTTTAGCAAACAAAGCTATTTCACAAACACCAGGAAATTTAGCTAATTTAATTAAAAAAGAAAAGAATATACAAAAAATATCATATTGTGGTAAATTAGATCCAATGAGTCGTGGTCTTATGCTATTTCTAACAGATTCATTTTGTAAAAAACAAGACATGTTTCTTAAATTTGATAAAATTTATCAATATCAAATATTATTTGGATTTGATACAGATAGTTATGATATATTGGGGAAAATAAATAAGATGGAAATATATAATAACGTTCCCAAAATTGCATTACTAAATTATATAAATAAATTAGTTGGAATTCATGAGCAATCATTTCCTCCATATTCATCGATTTGTGTCAAGAATAATGAAAATTTAAGAAAACCTCTTTGGTGGTGGAGTAAGGAAAATAGGATTTCTGAAATAAAAATTCCATCTAAAGAAATTGAAATTTATTCTACTAAATTTCTAGGAAGTGAATGGTTATATTTTGATCAAATCATAGAGGTTGTCAGAAATAGAATAAAAAATTTGAGAGGAGACTTTCGCCAAAATGAGATTATGGAAATTTGGGAAAATAAATATAGAAATAATGGAAAGAAAAGATTTTTAACTTTAAATATTGAAATGCATGTATCATCAGGAACATATATTCGTTCAATTATTCAGGAAATTGCGAAAGAATTCAATTTATGTGCAATTGCTTTTGATATTAATCGTACAAAAATTGGAAATTATAAATTATAAATAAATAAATTTAATTAGTTTTTATAATAATTATTTTAAATATTACATATATATATTATATTTATGATTGATTTGGATTTAAATGATCACAAAAATATCATGTATTCATCTATTATACGTTTTTTTTTATCTTTAGCAATTTTGTTTTTATTACCGATTCCTATTTTTGTAAGGTTGTTAATAATATCTTTTTTAGATGTTATAGATTGTTCTGGTAAGAAAAAAAAGAATGGCGAATCAACATTCAATTCAATTTTAGGAAAATATAATGATCCAAAATTTTGTTTAAGAAATACTTATCAAACTATTGATAAAATTAATGACCAATTTATATCATTTTTCATTTTGTTATTTATATTAAAATTTACATCAATAAATAATAATTGGAAATTGTTTATTATATTTTTATTTATATATCGTCTAATTGGGTTATTTTTATTTTTTGCAACAAAAAATACTAAATTATTAATCTTCTTTCCAAATTTTTTTTTAGAATTCACAATATTATATTTTTTTATAGATTATTTTCCTATTTTGAAACCTTATCAATTATATTTTTATTTTATATTATTCATCTTAAAATGTTTTCAGGAATATGAAATTCATGTAAATGGATTCAGAAATTGGACCAAAATAAAAAAGAAATTGAAACCTGAATTTTTAAAATAAAGTAGTTATTGTAATTCTAATTACAAAAAAAGTATTTAAGTAAATAATAATATTTATATTTAAATGTCAGATATAAAAGAAAATAATTCGGAATTTAAAAAAATCTATGTTCCTCCATCATTAAGAAAAAACAAAAAATTAGGTATCAATTCTAGATGTAATCCTGATCTTGAATCAAGATGGAACGATGATCAAGATTTTAATCATAAATTAAATCGTGAAATACCTATAAGAACTCCCCAGAATATAGGAGGTAGATGGAAAAATTTTGAAGAGTCAAATTCACATAGTCCAAAAAATATAGAGAATGAACAAATAGGAGGAAAGTGGAAATCTAATAATGATACGTTTGATGATGATAGATCTCATTCCAAAAATTATAATAATCGTAGAGATGTAAATTACCATAGAAATAATTATCACAGAAATAATCAAAGGTCGAATACAAATTCAAATTATAATTCATTTGGGAAATCACGATTTTCGGAAAAAAATGAAATTATGGAAAAAAATGATGAAGTTGATTCGAAACACGAAATTGATGTTGTTGGTAAAAAATTTATCATGACAAATAAACTAAATATACATAATAAAAAAGAAATAGTTAATGATACATCGAAATCAAATTTAAATGTTATAAAACAAAAGAAAATGGAAACTTTGGATCCAATATCACAAGATGAAAAAAAACAACTATTGAAATATTTGGAAAATATGGATTCAAGTGATGATGAAGAAAATGAAAATGAATGAAATAGAAAAACCTAAATATTACCTTTTTTGTCCGAGATTTTCTTTATTTCTTATTTTAACATTTGTGTCATTTTTATTGAGTAGATTAATTATTTTATCTTTATAAATAAAAAGATCTGTAATATTTTGATATATAGTTTCAGGATCTAAATTTAAAAGATTTTTGTTTTGTTTTTGGATGTAAATATGTTTGATTAAATGATATATAAAACCAATTTGGGAAACATTAGTACGATAAAAATTATCTTTAAATATAATTAATACATCATCATTGATTAAAAATTTTTCTTTGGTTATAATATCTATTAAATCAGGATCATCATCATTGTATATTTTATATCCAATATTGAATGAATTTTTCATTGCTGATTCACCAAAATAATTATCTTCTTCAGGATATGATACAAATACACATCCATATTTATTTTTTTTTGATTCTAATAACGCTAAAGCAATAGCAAATATATGTATAAAATTTTTAGGTTTAAATTGTAATTTATTAATTAAATATTCTTCAAAATATTGGAATATTAATTCCGGATTAGCTTCTTCTGGAAATTTCATTGATAATAATATTTAATCAAAATTTTTCTTTAAATATTTGTTTAATAAAAAAAATATATTTAATTAATATAATGAATAATTTAGTCTTTATATTTTTACTATTATTTAGTATTTTATATATTTATTCGTCAGAATTAAAAAAAAATAATAAAATTGTTGCAATTACAATTTTTCTTTTTTCATTATATTTTTATAAAAACAAAAAACTTGATTGGTTCTTTATTTTATTTGGAGCAAGTATACTTTTGTTTTTTTACCCAAAATCAAGAAATATAAAAGAATTATATACAACTTATGAAGATGATAACATATCTGATTTATCCACAAGGAACGAGTATTTATGCAAAATTTATGGAGGAGGATCACATAGTTCACAAGGAGATGGAAGCTGTGAAAGTGATTTAAATAAAGCAAATGAATTATATATTCAAAATGATTCAAGATATCAAGGAATATATCAAAACTCTTCTGAGAAGATTATTTCAGATGATAATAAGCTCGATGATAATCTATCCGAACAAGCCAGAAAATATGACCAAGAAGATAAAATTATGAATGAATTATATGATAAAGAATATGATATTTACAATCACGAACACAACAAAGAGGGGGATGAAAAATACAGAGAAATTGGTGCATTCAAAGATGATCCTTCATCACGAGCTTTTCGATATGGACCCCAGACGTATGGTTACAATGCAGATTCATGCCAAAACGCCTGCAAAAATTATAGATATTTTTCATTACAAGACAATGGTCAATGTTTTTGTGAAAATGATTGGAATCATGCAACTAAATATGGTAGAGATTCTTGTGGAAAAATGGGCGCTAGTCGATGTAATTATATTTATGAAAATGTATCGCGTGACAATAATGTATTAGCAAGTCAATCACTAATTAGTATGTCGTATTTCAGTTCTGGCTTTTATAGAATATATCAAGGAGATGGATCAATTTGGAAAACATCCTATGCAAGTTCTCCTAACCAATCCAGTATACAAGATGGTAGTTGGAGTAATGATCCATGGGCTTCTGGAAACACAAGCGCACTCATAACTACATGTTCATGGGGAAATGCAACATTTTATTTTAAAAATGATGGTCAATTATATTATTCAGGATCATCTTTATCAAGTCCCGTAACAAATTGGGGAACAACCAATTGGGCAAAATCTAATCCTGCCAATTTGAATTCTATTGTATACGAAAATATGACCGTATGGATTTTCTTGAATGATGGAGAATTATGGAAAGGAGAACATATTCCAAATAAAGAATGGGGATTTTATAGTAATCAAGCAAAATATTATGGATCATGGACTAGTTATTCATGGTCAAACGGAGATATGGGTTCATTATCAGCAATCGCATACAATAGCGGAAATAAAGAATTCGTAATATATACAAATGATGGGAATATTTATCTTGGAAAATCACTAAATAGCATGAAACTTCAAGGGCAAAAATGGACAGACTCAAATTGGGCACAAACAGGAACTGTGAACAATAATGCATGGATGAATACTATGAATTCCCTAAAATCTCAAAAAAGTAGTATTGAAAACAAATTAAATGCCAATCAAAAAGAAATTGATAATCTAAATCAAGAATATTATCAATATTTAGATCATAAAAATGTAAATGAAGAAATACTCAAAAAATTAAGAAAAAAATTAATAAATGATCGAGAACAAATCAGCAAAAATGAAACATGTTTTAATAAAAATATAGACTCAAAATTACGAAGTATCATTGAAGTTGACAAACAAAATATTGTTGAAGGAAAAAGTATGCCCAATGAAAAGGAATTCCGAGATTCCATATCATTTGAAGAACTTAAAAAAATATTTCATAACAATAAAAAAGAACTATTACAATGCATTAAACCATTGCAACCACCACCACCACCTGACGACTGTTGTAAAGATGTTTTATTTCCTGCTATACCCGAACCTCCTAAAATTGAGAAGAAATGCAAGAAGGTTTGTGCAATCTGTCCTGTTGATGAAGCTGATTTAGGATCTTTTTGAAAAATATTCCATTATTTATTTCATCTTCTTTAACCAATTCTGAAAGCTGAAAATCTATCAAATAAATTTTATTTTCTGCCATACAAATATTTTTCGTCTTAATATCATTATGATTTATATTTTTAGATTTTAAAAGACGCTCAATTTCATAAATTTGTTCACTAAAATCAAATGGAATCTCAATAGATCTATCATTTAATGATGCTCCACAAAAATCCATTATGAGTGTATAATCATCATCATCAAAAAAATAAAGGTTAGGAAATTGGTCATAATCTTGCAATAATAGTAAAAATTTGATCTCATTAATAAAATATTTTTTTCTTTTTTCAGAAATAGGTGGCAAATATATTTTTTTAATAAATTTTTTGCTATTATGAATATAAATATTCGCCGTTGTTCCTTTTTTCAAAAATTTCCAAGACATTATTATATATATTTATTTAAAATAATAACTGATAATTATCTATGATAATATAAATGTCATCAAAAAAAAAAATTAAAAAAAATAAATATTACAAACAAAATATGAAGACTGTTACCAAAAACAAAAATAGGAATATTAAACAATTAACATTTGGGAAAAAAAGAAAAAGAAAAAAAAAAATACATTTAGAATCTAAATTTTATGAAATAAATACAAAAATCTTAAATTATAAAAAAAAAAAAAAATATAAAAAAATAAAAAAAAAAAAAAAAAAAAAAAAAAAAAAAAAAAAAATAAAAAAA